GATAAAGTTGAATACGCCGCATTTGAGCAGTTTACAAATGAACTGGCGGGTGAGTTAGGGATGACTGGCCCGCAGTTGCAAGCTAATTTATGGATGGGCGCGGCGGACGTTACAGGTGTTGACCCCACGTCTCAAGGCACTTTTATGGAATTATTGCGAAAAAGGGCGGAAGTTATTGGTAAAAAGACAGATACGCCCACTGTGGAGGTTCTTAGAAACTTTATTCGTAACCGTGGTAAATTTTCCGATGGGGGTCTTGTAACCTTCGGAAAAGGCGATCTCATGTATAGAGACAACCCCGGTGGGGAAATGTAGGGAGTTATACAATGACTGAAGAGAATAAATTCCCTAGCTTAATGGACCTCACGGCCTCGGAGTATATACTTCAATTACAATTAGCGCAAACGGGTTACTCGGCTCACATTAGAGCTCTGGGCGATGCGGAGAACCAGCTTTTGAATTTGGCGGCAGTCCCGACAGACCCGGGGCGTCCAGAGGGGTCTCTTAGGATTGGAAAGAACCCCGAAGGCGTTGAGGGAGGTGCATCCGTTGGAACGGATGCCCTGAGACTTTCGGCACTGCGAAAACAAGGACAGAACGGAGGGATAACCTCCCTTGACCTTGAAGGGAGGGGAGGGCCGCTTAGTTTCTATGGGAAAGAGGTCCGGGGAGACGGTTTAGATAGTCGATATTTCGGAGGATCTTTTAATGCCGGACCATTTAAACTTTTCGCGGATAAAAATATTGAAAATAATGCCCGTTCCCTTGCGGTAGCTAAGAAGTTGGGTGCCAGTGTTTCAGTTCCCGTTGGTCCGGGGCAGTTAGGTGGTGAGATTACAAGAGAGTCTTCCGAGTTCCGTGGAAACGACGGTGTGTTTAAAGACCCACCCATAAGTTCAGCTAAGGTTAATTACCAGGTTCCGTGGAGACGGGGGGATTTACAGCTTGGGGCGGATATCTTTGATATCCGCAATAGAGGTCATGGGTTTGAAGCGGGAGGGTCTTACGAATTACCCGTCGGCGAAGGGGGTATTTTTTCTCTCGGAGGGCATTACAACAAACCCTTAAGGGGTAAACCTAGCTGGAGGGCTGGTGTAGGATTTAAAACGAGGTTTTAGAACGGATATGCCACTTTCAAAAAAAGGATCAAAAATAAAGAGGAAAATGAGGGAGACCTATGGTAAGAATAAAGGAAGCAAGGTCTTTTATGCTAGCATAAATGCGGGTAAGATCAAAGGAACAAAGAAAACCGGGAGACGGAAAAATGACTGACGCAAGTAGTTTAATGGGATTTCGCCCACTTGTTGCCACTGGGATGGGCCGGAGAGCCGCTACGCAACTGGCTGATGCGGAGACTAGTATCCCCCCGAGTATATCCCCACTTGTTGCCACTGGGATGGGCCGGAGAGCCGCTATGCAACTGGCTGATGCGGGGACTGGTAACACTTCGAGTATATTCTCCGATCTTGAGAAGGTTATGGCAAACGCGGGCCGGGAAGACGTGTTTAGGTTTGTTTTTAGAAATCAGGAAATGCTGGCTCAGGAGGCACTTAAAAACCCCGCAAAGGCAGCCATGCTATACGGTATTCTAGGTTCTAAGGCATATCAGATATTTGAGTCGGGGGTGCTACAGTCGATGAATGAGGCTGATTCTAGCGCTGCGGAGACGCCCTCCCGATCTGGTGGCATACCAAGTTTAGTAGCTCCCATAAACCAGAGCGGATACTAAGATGGCTAAAGCCCCTCTTCCACGGAGCAACTTTGGGACGGCTTCCCTTGTGGAGAGGCGTAACGATATACCCCCCGTGGAACTGGAGGAGGGACCCGATGCCGAGATCTCCGTTAAGGATGATACAATCATAGAAGCTCCCGGTCTTAACATAGAACTGGAGGAGGATGGCGGCGTTGTCGTAGACTTTAACCCTTCCATGTCGGCACCGAGCAGTGGGGACTTTTACGACAACCTTGCGGAGGAGTTGTCTGATTCTGCGGCGTCTAAGATAACCTCCGAACTTCTTGAACAGTACGAGGCCAACAAGGATGGTCGAAAGGATTGGGAAGACGCGTACCGAACGGGCCTTGAGCTACTCGGGTTTAAGTATGAAGAAAGGTCAGAGCCCTTCCGTGGCGCGTCGGGTGTCACACACCCCTTACTGGCGGAAGCGGTAACACAGTTTCAGGCGCAAGCCTTTGGGGAAATGCTTCCGGCAGGTGGTCCCGTCCGGACTGAAATCCTTGGTAAGGTGACCCCGGAGGTTGAGGATCAGTCGGAGCGGGTTCGACACTTTATGAATTACCAGATTACGTGTGTGATGAAGGAATATACTCCCGAGTTCGACCAGATGCTGTTTTACCTGCCTCTGTCGGGATCGACCTTCAAAAAGGTGTACTACGATGAGTTTCTTGGTAGGGCTGTAAGTAAGTTTGTTCCGGCAGAGCAGTTAATTGTCCCCTACACGGCGACAGATTTGGAGACTGCCGAAAATGTAACGCATGTTATACAAATCAGTGAGAACGAGCTTCGCAAGAAGCAGGTTGCGGGTTTCTATAGCGACGTGGAAGTAACGGCATCACAGTTGGATCCGTCACAGGTCCGTGAGGAGATGGACGACATTTCGGGAATTTCCCCGAACCCGATGGATCAGGAAGTCACCCTGTTGGAGTGCCACGTTGACTTGGATATTGAAGGCTTTGAGGACTTGGATCAGGGGGGAGAGCCTACGGGTATCAAACTTCCCTATGTTGTTACAGTATCCGAGAACACTGGTAAGCTACTAAGTATCCGTAGGAACTACAGCCCAAGGGATCCTAACCGTAAAAAGAACCAATACTTTGTTCACTTCAAGTTCCTTCCGGGGTTTGGTTTCTACGGACTTGGCTTAATACACATGATTGGTGGTCTCAGCCGCACGGCGACTGCGGCCTTGAGGCAACTCATAGATGCGGGCACTCTTTCCAATTTGCCCGCCGGATTTAAAGCTAGGGGGCTTCGCATCCGAGACGATGACGATCCCCTGTCCCCGGGTGAGTTCCGGGATGTTGACGCTCCCGGTGGGGCCATCCGGGATTCCCTGATGCTGCTTCCGTATAAGGGTGCGGATCAAACGTTATTCCAGTTGATGGGCTTCTGCGTGGAGGCGGGGCAAAGATTTGCTGCGGTGTCTAGTCTTCAAGTTGGGGACGGGAACCAGCAAGCGGCGGTGGGCACAACTATAGCAATGCTTGAGCAGGGTGCTAAGGTGATGTCCGCCATACACAAGCGTCTTCACTACGCCCAGAAGGATGAGTTTCAACTCCTTTCAAAGGTATTTGGGGAATCCCTTCCCCCGGAGTATCCTTATAATGTTGTGGGTGCGGAGAGGACTGTAAAGGCTGAAGATTTTGATGATCGGGTAGACGTTGTTCCCGTGTCAGATCCAAATATCTTTTCTATGGCGCAGCGCGTCACACTTGCCCAAACGGAGTTACAGCTAGCCCAGTCGGCTCCGGATCTTCACAATATGTACGAAGCGTATCGACGAATGTACCACGCAGTAGGTGTCAAAGATGTGGATGCCATACTCAAGCCAGTAGAAGAGGGAAGACCCACACCCAAGGATCCCGCAAATGAAAACTCTGAATCCTTGGATAACATGCCCTTAGTAGCGTTTGAGGGGCAAAACCACGATGCGCATATAATGGCACACTTGGTTTTCGGCTCGTCTGGCATGGTTGCACAACTTCCACAGGTTGTTATGTCCCTACAGAAACATGTTATGGAGCACGTCTCACTTAAAGCTAAGGAGCAGGTCACGGCTCAGATGATGCAGCAACTTGGGGGGCAGCAGCCCACTCAGGAGCAGTCTCTTCAGATAGAGGGCATGGTCGCGGAGCTTATTGCACAGGGTATGCAGGAGGTTAAGGCGTTAAGCACTCAAATATCGGGTGGTTCACAACCAGATCCATTGATTGCGTTAAAAGAGCAGGACTTACAGATCCGTGCTCAACGGGACGCCGCAGAAAATCAAATAGACCAAGCACGTTTGTCTTTAGATCAGCAAAAAGCGGAATCCAACGCGCAGCTTGGTGCCGCCCGGATACAATCAAGTGAAGAGATAGTTCAAGCTCGTATACAAGCGGCCAAGGAGCGTGAACTTATGAAGCAACAAAACACGTAGGAGAAAGTCATGGCTGAAGGAAAAGGAAATTCTGTAGGCGTTACCCGCAAAGGTATGGTAATAAAAGATCAGGGTTTTGTTCCTTACTCTGAAGTGAAGAAGGAAGATACCCCTGACGTTGCTAAGGCCACGTCCATTTCAGGTAAAAACCGGGGGATGGGTGAGGCTCTTCGTGGCGGAACGTTCAAAATCTGCTAACTTTGGAGGCGCAAATGCTTTCTTGGGTTGACGATCTTATTACACACGCGAAGACTTCCGCCCCGGGGCTTCTAATGAAGCCCCTAGACGTGGCTTTGTGGTTTGGCGAACGTATGACCGAACCGTCCAGTTATGCGGCCCTTGGCGCGGTGATCCTTGGCGCGGGTGTCCTTATTGATGAGCCTCTTATTATTATTGCAGGTATTGTTGGGGGTGTCCTTGGTTTTATCTTAAAGGAGAAGGGCGTTATATAGCGCCCCGCATCCCGGATGGTAGGATCATGGTCCAGAAAAAGCTCCAGAAAAACAGTGACTACAACGAACTCGACATTGACGGTGATGGTGTAGTAAGTGATGATGAGCTAGCCGCAGTGGAGGCACTCGACAGGCACGAAAAATCCGGAGCACAGCGCCGAATGGCGTGGCTTGCAATGATTTCAATGATTGGTTTTACTCTGGCTGTTTTTCTTCCAATATTCCCCGACGCTCGTATCAAGGCTCTTAGTGATCTCTTTGGTCTCTTTTACATTGGTCAAGCGGGTGTTGTTGGGGCTTACATGGGTATGACTGCGTACATGAGCGCCAAGCGATGATCCAAGCCCTGATCCCAAGCATCCTTCCGGCGGTCACCGATGTTATTGGCCGTTTCCTGCCGGAGGACAAAGAGGCACGGGCCAAGGCTGAGAGAGATTTAGAGGCGCAGCTTGCCACGCATCTGGCAAAAATTGATGTCGCACAACTGGAGATAAACAAGGCCGAGGCGGGTCACCGCAGTATTTTTGTTGCCGGTTGGCGTCCTTTTATTGGATGGACGTGTGGCGTTGCTTTGGCATGGACCTATGTGGCAACGCCGATATTGCACTTTGTCTTAGCGCAAACAGACCACTTGGTGGACCTGCCAGCCCTGGATATGAGCCAGATGATGCCCGTGTTGATGGGGATGTTGGGTCTGGGAGGTCTTAGAACCTTTGAAAAATTCAAGAAAGTAAGTAAATAATGGACGGTATTCTACTTGCCGAACATGTATTGAAGTCAATCCGGGATCGACGGGATCGGATTTCAGAGATGATGACAACGGGTGTTGTTAAGGATATAGAGGAGTATAAACAATTGGTTGGCAACATTGAATCTTTGGACTATATAAGTCAGGAGTTGAGAGAAATCTTAGAAAAGGCTAATTAATGTCCGAAAAATCCGAGGTTGAAGATACAGGTAATTTAGTTTCTTTAGACACTGCCTACGTGGATAAGGAAGAAAAAGTCCTAGACCCCGACAAAGTTGACGGAGATACCTTTGATCGACTTCCAAACCCCACGGGGTGGCGATTATTGATACTTCCATACCGGGGGAAGGGGAAAACGGAGGGTGGAATTTACCTTCCAGACGCTACTATAGAACGGGAATCCGTTGCCACGGTGTGTGGATATGTTTTAAAAGTTGGACCGTTAGCTTACAAAGACCGGTCTAAGTTTGGGAACCCCGACGAACCCAAAAAAGTTTGGGAACCTTGGTGCAAGGAGAAAGATTGGGTTATTTTTGGTAGGTATGCGGGCGCTCGTTTTAAAATAGACGGCGGCGAGGTTCGTATTTTAAACGACGATGAGGTAATTGCAGTTATTCAGGATCCGGAAGATATCCTGCACTTTTAACATGGGAGTAGACCATGCCTGAGCAAGAAGAGTTATTTGTAGACCTGCCCGATTCGGGTCCGCATGTGGAAGTTAATATAGATTCCTCTGAGCCCGTTAGGGTTTCCGAAAACTCGGAGGTGGAAGTTTCCCGGGAAGATGATGGGGAACACGCAGAATACAGTAAGAAAGTCCAGCGACGCATAGACAAGTTGACGAAGAAAGCCCGGGAGGCTGAACGTCAACAAGAGGCGGCTCTTACATACGCAAGAACTATGCAGCACGAAAACGTTGCACTAAAGGGCAAGGTTCAGAGTTTGGATGAGGGGTATGTTGCTGAATACGGGGATCGTATTGCAACTCAAACGCAATCCATAGCCCGGGATTTAGAGGATGCGATAGCCACAAACGACACTTCCTCACAAGTTGAGTTGAATAAGAAGATGGCTCAGTTGGCTATTGAGGAGGAGAGGGTCCGGGCTGCTCAATTACAGCAGAAAGCCTCCTACAATAATGCACCCCCCGCCCCGCAGATGGCTCCGCCACCCTCTAAGCCGGATCCAAAAGCCGAGGATTGGGCCACTAGGAACGACTGGTTTGGTGATGACGAGGCCATGACCTTTGCGGCCTTTGGCATCCACAAGAAATTAGTTGAGGAAGAAGCCTTTGACACAGACAGCCCAGAGTATTACGATGAGATTGATAAAAGAATGCGCGAAGCTTTCCCACACAAGTTTAATGGGGAGGTCACCGTATCAGATAGCCGCAAGCCTCAACAGGCCGTGGCGTCTGCCACTCGCTCCAGTTCTTCTGGGCGCAAAACAGTGAGACTGTCCTCAAGCGAAGTTGCTATCGCAAACAAGCTAGGGGTTCCTCTCGACGAGTACGCGAAGTACAAACGCTAGGAGATTAAAATGGTTGAACAAGCTAATAACAGAACTCCTCGCGCTTCCAAGACCCGAACGGCAACGCCGCGAAGGAAACCTTGGACCCCCCCATCCTTATTGGATGCACCCGACGCACCTCCCGGATTTGTCCATAGGTGGATTCGTGCCGAGGTCCGGGGCTTTGATGACCGGAAAAACATATCAGCCCGAATGAGAGAGGGTTGGGAGTTGGTCCGGAAGGAAGAGTACCCAGATTTTGAGGCTCCCACCATAGACGAGGGCAAATACGAAGGTATTTTTGGTGTCGGAGGGCTTTTGCTGGCGAGAATCCCAGTTGAGATTGTTGAAGAACGCGGATCTTACTTCAAGAAGCAGAATACCGATGCTATGCAAGCGGTTGACAACGATCTTTTCAAGGAAAACCAGCATCATTCGATGGCAATTCAGAAACCTGAACGCCAGTCGCGTGTGACGTTTGGAGGTCCTAAATCTTCGGATAACTAGGACTTACTGTTTTAACCCTTTGCCAATAGGAGCAAGAAATGGCAAACACTAATGGAGCGTGGGGGCTCAAACCTGTCGGAAAGATGGGACAAAACTCCAACTCCACAGGTGTATCGGGATATTCTTTGTACGAGATTAAAAACGACAACAGTAATGAAATTTTCCACGGTTCGCCCGTCATTCCCCTGTCTACAGGGTTTATTGACATTGTAGGCGCTGCCGCTGGTGGTTCCGTTAGTCTTGTTGGCGTTTTCATGGGCTGCAAGTATGTTTCGAGCACCACGGGGAAACCCACGTGGAGTAATTATTGGCCGGGATCGGGTGCTGACAGCAACCATCCCATTGAGGCTTATGTAGCTGACGATCCAAATCAATTGTTCGTTATTGCAACGGACGCTTCGTGGACAAGCAAGGCTACCGCACGTGCGGGAGTTTTCTCTAACGCGAATTTTGATTCGGGTGCCAGTGGTAGCACAACTACGGGACTTTCTTCCGCTAAACTGGATATTGGTTCGATCAACACTACTAATTCGCTTCACTTGCGAATTATGGGTTGGGAAGACGATCCATCAAACAGTGACTTTAGCGCGGCGGGTATCCCGGCGATTGTAAGGTTGAACAACAGCTTTAATGCCGCTACAGGCTCTATTGCTGCTGGTACACCTGCAACTACTGGCGTTTAGGAGGGTTGAGAAATGGCTATTTCAAGAGCACAACTCGTAAAAGAGTTGGAACCCGGCCTAAACGCATTGTTTGGACTGGAGTACGACCAGTACGACCGTGAACACGAAGAGATCTTTTCTATGGAAAGTTCTGATCGTGCCTTTGAAGAGGAGGTGATGCTTTCGGGCTTCGGAAGCGCCCCCACTAAATCTGAGGGCTCGGCAGTATCGTTTGACGATGCTCAAGAAGTGTACACGGCTCGTTACACTATGGAGACGATTGCCTTGGCATTCTCCATTACGGAAGAAGCTATTGAGGATAACCTTTATGATCGGCTTGCTGGCCGGTACACTAAGGCCCTCGCACGTAGCATGAGCCAGACGAAGCAGGTTAAGGCCGCAGCGGTTCTTAACAATGCCTTTGACAGCAGCTTCACTGGTGGTGATGGCTTAGAGCTTTGCTCTACCGCCCACACTCTTGCTAACGGTAGTACCTTCCGGAATGAGCTGTCCACCGCCGCCGACCTTAATGAGACTAGCCTTGAACAGGCTCTCATTGACATTGCCGGTTTCGTGGATGAGCGTGGTCTTAAAGTTGCGGTTCGTGGCACCAAGCTGGTTGTTCCAAAAGAACTCCAGTTCACCACTGATCGTCTTCTTGAATCCACTCTTCGCCCGGGCACTGCGGATAACGACGTGAACGCTGTACGGAACATGGGAATGCTTCCTGAAGGCTACGCCGTTAACCACTTCCTGTCGGACACGGATGCGTGGTTTATTATGACGGACGCGCCAAACGGCCTGAAGGGTTTCAACCGTTCAGCCGTGCGGACTTCTATGGAAGGTGACTTTGATACCGGAAATGTGAGGTACAAGGCCCGCGAACGCTATGCGTTTGGTTGGTCGGATCCTCGCGGTATTTTCGGATCACCGGGAGCCTGATGAAGACGCTGGGGGGAGGTTCGCCTCCCCCTAGTTTTCTGGGAATCATAGCCCTAGCGACTGTCCCAGCAGACGCTTACTAAGACACTAGGGCGAAACCTTTTGTAAGGAGGTGTACCAATGGGTACTACACGTTTTTCTGGACCGTTGATGTATAGCGGTCACGGCAGTGATTCTAGTGGACTGGGTTCCTGGTTTAAGAACCTGCCGATTCAAGTTAACCCTGATTATATCCTGAAGTATGATGACTTTGTAGGCATCGACATTGACGACACTGACGACTGGACTAAGAGCGTCCTGAACAGTGGTACGTTGACATGCCTTGCAGATCATGTTGGCGGCTGGGCGAAATCCCTTGGAGACGGCTCTACGGATAACTCTGGTGGTGCCATTCAAGGTAATGAAATCTTTATGGCTGAAGCCAGCAAGAACATTTATTTTGAGGCTAGGGTGGCGGTAGCGGACGCCGACGACATGGATATGTTCGTTGGTCTAGCCGAGAACGGTACTTTTGCTACGGGTGTTCCCTTCACCGCTAATAACCAGATCGGTTTCCTTCTTGTTGAGGGTGCGGCGTCCATTTTTGCTAATTGTGACAGTGGTGGAACTGAGACAAAAACGGATACTGGTGTTGATTTTTCGGATGGCGCAGAGGGGAGTTCAAACATCTCCAACAGTCGTCAGCTTGGATTTATCATAAAAGGAACGGGGCAAGTAGAGTTTTATGTAGATCGCGCTTTAGTGACTACTACAACTGCTAACATACCTACTTCCGCTTTGGC